TTTGTGTAGGAGTATAAAACATCAGGAAGATCTTTTATCTTTTTTGCTGTTAAAACTTCCTCGTCTAAAACAGAGTCGATTGCTCCAGCACTAGATTCTACCTTGGCTTGAACCTTTTCAGCATCCTTAACCATGTCAAGACCAAACTTTGGTGGCTTGTTCACAAACACAGGGGAGAAAATAAACAAATCTCCAGCAAGCAAACCTCCAGAAGACAAGTCTCCATGAAAATATTGCGTTAAGTCATCCAAAGATTCATCTTGAATAACACCGCTAGCATCTTCTCTCATTATCCCATGAAGAACAACGCCAACAGTACTTTGGCCAATCTTTTTACCAAGTTCGGAATCAGCCGATACACGATAGGTTACAACGTTTGGTTTAAACTGGTAATCACCTTTCACAATCTCTGGTAGATTTCTATAAAGCAAATCACCCTTAAAGAATGTTCCCGGCTGGACATCTTGTAAAGCCCTACGGAACGGTTCAAAAACACCTTTCATGCCAACAGCAAAACCAGCATACTCTGGTGTCAAGGTTTTCCCAGGTTTGTTTTGGCGAGATAAAAACATCTGCTCAAGCTCCTCTGGAGACTCTGAGCGACCCTTGTAACTCTTAACCGTAAATCCACCCTTGTCCGTTAGAATAAACTTGCCTTTAAGGTCTATGCCAAATACAATCGCTGGAGAACCGTCCCATTTAACCGTTGTTGTTGTTGGGGCATTCTCTGCAAGACCAAGAAGGGCGTTTATAGCCTTTTGTGCGCCCGTAGAACCTTCCCAGTAAATCATGTCCTCTGGATGCTGTATACGAACTTCTAGACCCTCCTGAATCAATCCTGTGCGTGTAACCAGAGGAACAGGACTAGATTTATCCTTAGCAAAAGTTTCGTTGGCATCAGATACAAGAACATCAAAGTCTGGACGATCCTTTATCGCTGCTGAGATCGTTTCCACATTAGAAAGATCTGAACTGCTATAACCGGGTCCAAGAAGAATACTAGCAATCTCCCTTGGATCTTTAGATATCTCTGTGTCTGTTGCTCGATCTAAAAGACCTCTTAGGTATGACCACTTCATCCCTTCAGGTCGCTCTTCAGTCTTAGTTCCTTTGGCAATGCTTGCTAAAAGAATATGCTTGTGAGTTCCACGATAAGGTGAATCTATCCCACCACCCTGCATAGAAAATCCAAACCACTTCGGATCTCCAAACATAAAGTCCGTCTGAACAAAACCGTTCGCCTTGTCTCCACCAATCGGTGTCTTAAGATGGACGTTCGTACCAGACATCGCAATGTCTTCTTTGTCCCTGAAACCAGCATCCTTTAACTTAGCAATAAGTTCTTCCTTGGATATCTTAGACTCATCAACAGCAAGATCAAGATCTCCACTTGACTCCTTCTTGCCTGTAGTCCCAAGCATGTTGTCTCTTAAACTTAATCCAGTTAGATCCTCCAAAAAAGAAACAGTAGGATCAATGTCCTTAAGCTGTATCCTCTGAGTAGTCATAACGTTCTTACCATCAGCATCCTTGATAGCCTTACCCTTAGAGTCTAACTGCTTGAAAACATTTCCGCTCTCTAAAAGTAATCTCTTAACCTGACGATTTAACATTAAATAATCTCCAAATATTCCCTGATAACTATCAAACTTGGATGAAAAGTTAACATTGCATAGATATTTATCGCAACTATGCTTATACGCCTCATTAGCGCCCTCAAAGATGCCTTCCATGGCAAGCCACTACGTTTACGTTCAAGACGCTGGAAGGGGGTCAGAAAATCGTTCCTGATAGCACATCCAACCTGTGCGGCCTGTAACGCAGAAACAAAACTACAAGTTCACCACATCAAACCTTTTCACATGCATCCAGAACTAGAACTGGAGCTTGATAATCTTATAACTCTGTGTGAAACCAAAGGCAAGAAATGCCACTTGAATATCGGACACTTGGGAAACTGGAAACAAGAAAATCCAAATGTTATCAACGATGCTGCAATCTATAAGAATAGCCTATAGATGATATCCACAAACCGATCCACACTTGCCAGATAATACTTTCAATAAAGTTGTGTATGGCAAGCCTAACTCCCTGCACTGGTCCTTTACATTGAAACCAATCAATAATTCTTCTCCATCATCCCTAACAAGTTTTCTGCCAGCGAACTTTCCACCAGCTATCTTAGCCCTATGCTCCTTAGACAAGGACTCCCGCTTTTGACCAGTTTGATCAATATACACAGGCTCCTCTTCACCCATATACCATCCACCAGAACTCTTTAGCTTGCCCTTTACAAGCTGATGAAAAGCCTTATAAGAGATACCTCGTTCTGAACAAAACTGCCGAAAAGAACCTGTTATAACAACCTTCTCGCCCGTAGCACGATTGGTTACAGCAAGGTTGTTCGTTGATTGGTTGCTCCATTGTTTTATAGCATTCTGCTTAGAGACTTCCTTCAGCTTTGGATCTTGCCATACTTCTTTTGCTTTCTCTGTGTGTTTGGCAAGACGTTCTTCGCTGAATGGCTTGCAACGACCGTCTGTTAGGGGGTCGGTCTGCTTTTTGTTACGAGTACCTCCACGGTTATCCATAGCTTGCTTCACAAGATTATAGCAGTTTTTTTGGTTATCGTACCATTGGTCTATATGGTATTGCTCTCGCTCTACCCTTAGTTTGCGTTCACCAGAAACAACCTCAATTATCTCAAACAGAAATCCTTCTGCCCCACATTTATTGTAGTCATTCTGTAAAAATCTATTCAGATGCCGATTGGCTATTAGATCATTGTTGTGAGCATAAGCACGAGTCTTAAATCTGCTTGTTGAGCCGATATATATCCTGCCGTTATTTAGGTTGATGATCTTGTAAATGCCCGCCTCGTTTGCCTTTTCGTGAAAAATAAACTTCATCTCGTAGCCTCCTAGATTTAGGATACTACTTCAGGGCAATTTTGGATAACCATTAAGGGCAATTTTGGATAACCATTCAATGCGAAAAGACAGGCTGAAAAGCCTGTCTTTTCTCGAACTACCTAGATTTCAGGGCAAAATTAAATAATTTGCATATCGAGGCATGTAACCGTGGCGTAGAAGTCTGCACGGACCATTTTCTTGCCGTAGCGGGTCATGATGCCCTTACGTGGGGTGAAGTCCTCTTGACCGTAGATAACGGGTGTGAGGATGAGTGGCACGTATGGAGCATAGATATACCCTGATTCTAGGAAGGTTGAACCTTTGAGGCCCACGAGAATTTTGTTCACGGGGAAGTATGGGTCAACGAACACTGAGTAGCGACCGTTTACAGTACCGACTGCTTCTGCGCCGATGCTCATGTTGTCACGAACTTGGCCGTCGCTGTCGATCTTGTAGTTGGCACGGTAAGCAACAGTTGCTTCAAGAACGGTGCCGACTTCTGGTGAGCAAACAATGAAATTGCCTGAGCCACGAAGGGTTTTCTTGTGAATAACGTTTGCTGCGTCGGTGATGGTTTCGATGAGTGTCTCGTACCATTCACGAACTGTACCTGCGAACTGTGGACCTGGGTAGAGGCCGGAAGCGGTGCGGGCTGCTTCTGTGCCGGTGTACTTGTTCACAAAGCGACCGGGAGCACGACTCCAGAAGTAGTTAGCTGCTGTTGCTTGTGTGAGGAGGTCGTTCAGAATCTCACGGTCGATATCAAGAGTGATCATTTCTGAAAGAATGTTTGTGAGTTCTGCTTCCACGTCGATTGAGTAGTAAGCGGTGAGGTCTTGGGCCATTTCTGGCGACCAGCGGGCACGGAGCTTACGGGTTGTTGCAGTTACGGAAACTGCATCAATCTTGATGTCTACGTCTGGGATACGTGGCGATGCGTCAACGTCGAAGTTCGATTCGAAGCTTGGAATGGTAAGTGCTGAGCCGTTTATTGAATCAATTTCAAGTCTGTCTGCGATTGTGGCTGAAGCAGTTACTAGAGTTGCTACGCCACCAAGACCTGTTGGTGCAGCCTGACCATTTGCTAGTGCAAGGGCAAACAGCACGTGTGTACCGTTGAATGGATCTGGGAGGAATGTTGAGCTTGCGCCAGCATCGGTCCAGTTGCCACGCTTGGTGAAACGACGGAAGTTCTTCACGCCATCGCCACCTTGGTAGGTTAGTGGAACGTTAAGAGCGTTTGCTGTTTGCGAACCAAGACCTGTGATTGCAAGTTGTTCAACTGTTGTAAGGTCCGCACCGTTGATTGCTGTGGTGATTTGAGAAGCTGATACAACGAGGAAGGTATAGTCGAGTTGGTTGTTCTCAACGTCTGTTGCAAGGGTTGGATCGTAGTCGGTAAAGCGGGCGTTGTAACCAACGTTGCCTGCTGCTGTGCTAACGGTTGAGCCGGTTGCCCAAGTTGTACCGCTTGACCATACGCCGAGAGAAACTACACCAGTTGGGAGTTGACCTTGGACGTGGATCTTGGAATAGCCTTGGCCGATAAGGTTGTATTGACCACCAGCTGCGAATGCGCCTGTGCGGATTGCTGAGCCTGATGGGTTGGTATACACTGATTGGGTGCGGCTATAGGTTTCTGCGGCTGTTGCTGAAGTTGTTGAAAACTTGTTAGCTGCTGTACCTGCATCGCCACCGACGTTTGAGCCGTAGGTGTAATCAAGATAGAAGAGCAGACCTGATGGTAGGCTCATTGGCTGAACCGAGACGATTTCGTTGGCAACGAGGCCAGCGAATACTCTGCGGACGATTGGGAATGCAACGTTGGTAAAACCAGCGACTTGGCCTGATGATGCTAGACCTGCTCCACCTGTTGAGAGGGAGAGGCTTTCGTTAAGCATCGATGGGTTGCCAAGAACGGCTGCTGCTTGGTTCTCAAGCAGACGTGCCATCTTCTGGCGACCATGGTTCGAAAGACCTTCAAGAAGGCCGGTCTTGTTCCATTTGCCAATCATGCGTTCATCAGCAGATGTTGCTGTGGTACGTTGAATGCCTTCAGCGAGTTGTGATAGTGTTAGTGTTGATTTCGACATTTTAATATCTCCTTATACTTTTTTCTTTACCGATTTTGGTAATGTTATCCCTAAATATGCTTCACTTTGCAGACTTCTTCATACCAGCAAGCATTTGCCAGCGTGAAGTATCGAAACTTGGTTCTACGAACTGTGGTGCTTCGCTAAGAACTGCTCGTCCTGATGCTGATTCAGTCATCAGACCGCTTTTCTTGGCTGTGTTAAGAACACGAACAACACGGTTATAGATTTCCTTAGCTTCGGCTAGATTGCGAGCACTATCGAGATATGAAACGATTTTGCGTTTCTGCGTCCCTGATAAATCGTCTCTCACAAAAAGCTTGTTGAGGTAGAGCGAACGAGCGGTCAGAAGTTGTGTCTCGTTAAGCTGGGTACGGAGAACCGAACTCTCCTTGCGAGCACGACGAGCTTCTGCCATCATTTCAACTTCTGAAGATGGGCCGTCTTCTTCGCCCATATCTTCTTCTTCCATTCCTTCTTCGCCCATATCTTCTTCTTCGCCGTCCATGTCAACGTCGAGTGTTTCTCCGTCAAGGGTTACACCGATATCGTTAACATTTTTACCAGAGACGCCTTTGAGGTCGATGGTGAGACTTAGATCTTCGCCACCTTCGGAGTCCATCTCGGCATCCATCTCGGCTTGTTCACGGAGAGCACGGATACGACGACGAGCAGAGCGAGCTTCTTGCATGATGGCTTCATCGCTTAGCTCAAGAACAACTTCGTCTTCTGAGCCCATTTCTTCATGCATATCCATACCTTCGTCAGAATCATCGCCCATTTCGCTCATAAGCTCATTGATCTCTTCTTCGAGTTGCTCTAGGAGTGATTCTGGGGATGCACTTGCTTTGTGCCAAGCTGTGTTTTTTTCCTTGGTAGGGAATTTTGCTCTTTCAGCTTCTGCCTTGACACCCTTTGGGTTGCCTGACAGATGCTTGGGGTGTTCGTCTTTAATGCCTTCTGAATCGCCAGCTGGATCAACGTGACCAACGGAATCTTCGAACCCTTCGGCTCCTTCAAAAAGTTTCTTAACTAAATCTTTTACTGAATTTTTGTTTCTCATGATATTACCCTTTACTAGTGGATTTTGCGTATAACTAGTGATTAGATCCAGATTTTCGTGTAGCAATCCCAAACGGTCCTCATTTAAAGCAAAGAGCCTGGGGGATATTGCATTTTTTGTTTTCAAACCAAGCAAACTCTCATAAAGAGAAAACATGAGTTTTTCATGTGCTTCTTTTACAAAGGAAGAACGACTACCGTCACGCTTGCGTAGACCCTCAACAGACGATTGCAGTTGCTCCAGTTGCTCCTTGAACAGTGCATATTCCATCACGGGGGCAGCAGCATTTGGTGCTGGGGTGATTGGTGGTGGAACAGCTGGAGGGGCTGCTGCGGCTGCTGGATCAACGGGAGGGGCTGCTGGCGTTGCAGGAGCAGGAGGGGCTGCTGGCGGAACTGCTGCTGGATTCAATGGATCAACAGCTGGTGCCGGTGGTGGCGTTGCTGCTGCGGCTGCTGGATCAACGGGAGCTGCCGCTGGATCAACGGGAGGTGCTGCTGGTGGTGCAGGAGCAGGAGGCATTGCAGCTGCGGCTGCTGGATCAACGGGAGGTGCTGCTGGTGGTGCAGGAGCAGGAGGGGCAGGAGGTGTAGTTTGCTCGGCCAATAGTTTTTGCACTGCACGATAAATCTCAGTAACCATTGCATCTTGTCCTTCTGGCTTCTTTGGCTCTTCTTCGGGGGATGGAGGAGGCATAGCAGGTGCAGCCATATCTGGTGAAGGCGGTGGTGCAGCCATGTCTGGTGCTGGAGTAGGTGTTGCACCAGTTGTTCCAGCTTCGGATGGGGCTTCGCTATTTTGGAAAAGAGAGTTGACATCAATAACAAGTTGTTGTGTATTGGTTACTGGATCAGTTTCAATTTTGCCAAGAACACTTGCTGATGGAGAAAGGATGGGAGGCGACGCAGAAGCAACCGCTGGTGCCATCGAAGGCATTGGAGGTTTTACTTCTGTGTCTCCAGCTGGTGTTGCGTCTACTGGCCCTGTTGCTCCTGCATCTGGCCCCGGTGTCGGGGGAGGTGGAGGTGGAGCCTCTTCGGCAGCTGCGGGCTCTTCTTGTTCCATAATAAAGCCAGAAATCTCCTTATCGATCATTTGTTTAATGAGGGGAGAAACTGCTTCTAGAACTGCGTTTTTGGCTTCAGTTGCTGCTGCTTCACGTAGCTTTTTAGCTTCGATGAGTGCTTCTTGGAATAGTGGTGTAGACATATAGTAAAAAAACTCCTAACTTTCAACTCTTATCTTATATATGGGTTTTGGTTGTTTTATCTCACTAACAACGATTCAGCGAGTAAGACCGCTGCGATTACTACCAACAGTAGAACCAACACCTAGTTTGAAGACACGAAGAGTTCCAACTCTTGCTGGACCAGCTGCTCCTGTGTCGTCGAGGTTTGTATAAATTGTGTTAGATGGGTTTCTTGCAATCTGTGAAGACTCCTCAAGAACTTCAGCTGGAAGCAGACCGGGAACTGAACGCAAAGCGTTTGGATCTGCTCCATTACCAACACCGGGGGAAGCAATCGTTGGCGACCAACGTGTGCCTAGATGATTAGCTTTAATATCATCTGGGGTTAATGAAAACTTATCTCTAACATCTTGATATAGTGGATCAGAAGGATCAGAAGCTCCGTCCTGTGGAATAAAGTCACGACGGTAGTATGGGAAGTCTGTGTTTTGTCCTGTGTAGGCTACCAAGGCTCTACCAGCTGCTGCAAAATCATATTCGCCATTTAGGATTGGGGAATCCACAAAGGCAGCTTGCAAACCAGTATGATCTCGTTTGCCAAGATATCCAGCAGCATAATCTCTGTTGCCAAATTGTGGGTTTGATAGAAACTGTTCGTTTGTTGAGCGTGGCATAGTGATATCTCCTTAGATGGGTCAGATATAACTATGATAAGAAACGGGTTTTATACGATATTATTTAAAACGAACCCATTTTAGAGCCAGGAAGATGAGTTCCGCCAGGACCACCACCCGAAGATGGTCGGTTAGAAAGCGGTTTACTAAATGCTAAATTAGCCCATCTAGATGCTGGTTGCTGCCCACCTTGTTGCTGCATCGCTTGTTGTTGCTCACGTGGAGGAAGTGGGTTGCGTTGCTGTGTGGCATACATAGGAACTTGGGCACCATACTGTTCCTGCATCATAGCTGCACCTCCCATGACACTTGTAGCTCCAGCTTGACGAACATGATCATTGTTCATTGCTGTTTCGGCAAATATCTGTGCCTGATATGAGTCTGACGATAGCTGCTGAACTCTTGGATCAGACATCATTGCTTGTTGCTGAACAGCCATAGAGCGTTCAGACATCATACCACCAACCATATGATCAAGAGCACCTTCCGTAATTAATTCCTTAAGGCACTCTCGGATAATAGCCTTAAACTCAGTCTTTTGAATTTTCATAATTTATTTCCATATATGGCAATCAAGGATATTCTTTGTAATACTGTGGTCGTATTGTTTAGTTTTATCTTGAGCGGCTTACCCTTTGACGATAACTAGTTGCCAGCCGTGATGTGTTTTTCTTTTGCCAGACAAAAGTTCCGACAAATGATTTCGAGATAATCCATGCAACTCCGCA